AAATAGCCTGAAGCATCCCCACTTCCATTCCACCCACCAACATCATGAACTCCTGCTCGATTGATTGGAAGGTCATCATTTTGCCCAATGCCCGATCTGTCATCAGTATCGAATGCGGTTACTTCTTCACCATTAACGTATAAGCGTAACCTATTGGCGGCAACTGCATCTGGGGTATCGCAAACCAAAACAATGTGCATCCATGCACCCGGGTCTCTGAATTTTTGCGTAGTTGCTAATATTCGTGCTGTACTACTAATTACCCAAACAACCTCACAAGTAAAATTTTTAGACTCCGTTGCATGAGATGCTCGAAGTTTAAAGTTCATATAGTTAGCAGCATCGGAATAATCCGTATCAAACATATGAACCTGATGATCGGGGTCTGCTCTCTTTACCCAACAACTATATGTCCAACTTTCCTGATCTCCTGCGGATGGAAAGGTTCTTCTTAAATAACCATCACCATAATTAAACCGCAACGAGTTATCAATCTCATAAGACTCTGCCAGAGATTTAGTGATACCGGACTGGAGTAGACTCATTAGACAAGAGCCGCCGAGGCTGAAACATAAACATTAGTTCCGTCACAGAAATAAGTAACTAGATAAGTCCCAGCAACTGTAACGTCCGTTGCAAAAGTAGAGACAGCTTTTACCTCGGAGCCTAATGTTATAGTATAACCAGAGGGATTTATAAGTTTAATAAACCCGGACTGACCAGTAGTTTCGTTAGCGAAAGATAATTCATCCGCTGCTGCTGGTGTATAGAGAAAGTTATTACCTGTATCCAAGTCTATTAAAGTTCCTTGTGTAATGGTTATAGGCACTCCTCGCGTAACCCCAGTGGAAACACTTCCAGTCCCTATAGTTATTTCGCCGGAAGCATTCTGTGTTAGCACCTTAGAGTTTGCAGACACACCAAGTGTGGTAATATCTAGATAATTCATTTCAGCAGCAGTTGCTGTAACTAAAGTACCAGCAAGCAATAATCCATTTGTTCCATCATGAGAAGCAACGTCAAAATCATATGCCCCATCAGCAATAGTAACATCTCCACTTGCATCCGCCGTTACCACTTTAGATGCTTCTGAAGTTCCTTGGGTGGTAACATCGAGAGTGTTTAATTCCGCCGTTGTACCAGTATATCCATCAATTAAGTTTAGCTCAGTTGCAGATGCAGTTACTGCTGCTGCCCCAAGACTAGTAAATTGGGCTTGCAATACTTCCTTGACAAGACGAATTTGATTATCGCCTTCTGAGATTGGGTCTGTACCCAGCGGATTTGTAGCAGAAAGTTGACTAATGTATGTAGCCGTTTCAACACCCATAATACACCTCCTATGCTAGTTCAAATATACCACTGGCACTTGGGGTGACAGTGAGTGTATTATCTTCTGCTAAAGTAAACTGGGATGTCGAGAGTTTCGAGAAGCATACTAATTTGCCTCCAGCCTGATAGATCACTGCGTATTTAATATTTGCAATTGCTCCACCAGTAGCAGTCCATACAACGGCGGTTGAGTCAAAACGATACTTGTCAGTTGCGACAGAGGCCCAAGTCCTAGCAGTAACAGATGCGCCTCCAGTTGTATAACCATTACCACTTGCAACCTCATTAGCAAGAGATGCTTGTGTTGATAACGTCTTTGTATTTACATTGGCACTTGCAGCACTGGTATGTAACGCCATATAAAAACCTGTACCTGTACCGTCTAGATCAAATTGAGCATTACCAATGTACTCCCTAAAGGAGTTGTAAAAACTCCAAGCAGTAGCAGCCATTATTCTACCTCCTCTTTTTTCTTCAGCGAATGGGGATTTTTAATTATATGTGAAATTAGACCATCCCCATGAACAGCCAAATCATAATGTTCGCCGGTTTTTGAAATCATATCAACGAACTCTTTTGCTTGATGATAATGGGCTGCAGTACATTTAAACTCCTTCCCGGATACCATAATATTTAAAACTGCCTCACCATCATTTTCAGATTGTTCATACGCATGATGATGTTCCATAATACAACTGTCAAATCCATAAATCTCTAACTTAGGAAATCCTAGCATTCTTAATAAGTGAATTGCTCTAGAGGTAACTGTAGAACCACCCATAACTGGAAAATAATCATCCCCATAAGCTTCTTTTAAAAGATCAAAATTGTCATCACCAGCGACATGCCATATATGAACTTCCCTTTCTTTGAGTTTTTCAAACATCGAGGGATGGCACTGAGAACTGATAATATATTTGCACTTATCAACAATAGGATCAACGAATCTGTTATTAAATTCTCTACTATCTAATACAATCTGAGCAGATGGTTTAATATCTCTATCTAAACACCATTTATAAGCGCCATTAACAGTAACAACTTTTATACCTCTAAGATATGTATCTAAAAGATGAGCATAAACCTTATCATCATTTAAAGAAGCGCCACCGCAAACTAAACTTACAGTTTTCTCCATCTGGGTTTCATACGGTTTAACTTGTGTCAAACCCAGCTTCACATTAGATTTTATATTTTCTCTTATCTTGTCTTTGTCTTCATTTACTTCACAGACAATTTCTGGAATTGAACCTCTTTCTCCAACCTTTACTGAAGGTGGTTCTGTAGTAACCCCCAGCTGTAACATCAGGTTGAAAATACCATTCTAACTTCTAATCCTTTTGTATTTGTAGCAACTGCATCAACATCAATCCTGATAACATCGGCAGTAGATACTCCATTATCAGAACCAGTTACAGAGGGCGTTGCAGCAGTGCTAGAGTCTTTTTCATTAAGATCAATAGTAATAGGTGTAGACAACATATCATTCCCTTCTGTTAAATTATGTAACTGTACATTTGTTATAGTGCTTGCGGTCCCTGCTGTATAAACATGCGCTTGCGCACTAGATAAATTTTTACCATTCATAGTTGACGGGATAACAAAATGAGTTATTCCATCCCCGGTAGTCGGAGCAATCGTATCAGCAACACATTTAATCACAACTGTCCTCTCTACAAAAACTGATACATTTTCAGGCAAGATAGCCCTTTCAGTAGCAGCAGATGTATCATAAAAAGATAACTTATCAGCAGCTGCATCTAATGACGTAACCAAATTAAGCCTTGGAACAACTTCCTGCTTATCATTATTTAAATTGGTAAAATTGCCATCAACTTCAGCAAATGTAAGAGGTCTACCCTCTGTTTCTCTTAATGTAATATCTGCCATTATTCGTCACTCACATATCCTGTAGTTACATAGTAATCCTGAAAATAAGGCATGTTCCCATAAGGGAATGTTCTAGGAGACTTCTCATAGAACTTCCTTCCGTTGGTCATTCGATAGGCTACCCTACGCGGTGGGCCTACTCGTCTTCCTCCAATCCTAAATCTTCTCATTAAAATCTCGCCTCTGCTTCAGGTTCTAAGGAATGCCTAGTCCTTGATATTGGAGGCATCGGGTCCATATCATATATTCTGGAAAGCGCATCTAAAAAGTCTGGGTGTATAGTAGGGAATAACATATACTCATTCCTCTTAACCCAATCAACTAAATCGTACACCTTACCTTCTTCATCTTTTCTTAAAATCTTTTTAGATATTAAGAATTCTTGTTTCTTTATTTTATAGTCTTTTTGGTGAGAAGTCAACCTCTTCTCGTCTGTTGGATAAGGAAAGAAAAATGAACCATCCTTTAGGTCTGGCTCTAATCTTTGAATCCTATCTCGCTTAGACTGAGGGCCACCACCACCTGTCCAATTTAATTCATAGACAGGAAATGAACTTCCGTCTATCCTCATCATTTCTTTGAAATGCTCTATGTCCGACTGCGCCCCGTATCTTTCATATCCAACCTTAACCTCTCTTATTCCCGGCGCTCTCTTCCATTTTGTCCTAAGCATCTTTAAAGCATCCCATCTTTCAGATAAAGAAAGCCTGTGACAAACACCATCTAGAAGAAATTTATTGTAGTTCCCATCAATCCCCACAACAGCTATAGCGGTCCTATTAGACTCTCTCTTTCTGGAATGAGCCGGATCGCACATAATATAAGCATTCAATGTGTAAGGTCGAATCTCCCACTCTGTCCACCACTCTTCTTTAAATGAAACATCTGACCCAGCAATGGGATTTAAAAGCTGCTGACAAGCTACCGTATAAGTAGAGGTAGTCTTCTTTATTTCTTCCCATCTTTCTGGTTGAAGAAAGACTGGCTCTCCATCCATTTTTCCATCTACGGTAGCAGGATGAATTCTAGGCTTCACGGCTGCCCGTTGCAAAATAGTTCCATAGGTATCGCCATAAGAATAACGAGTACCTGCATATTGGTAACGAGGATTATGAGTAGAACCTAAGTTAAGAGAGAGTTCCCATTGAGTTGTGGTCTTCTTTATCTGCTCTGGAGTATTGACCGATTCCTGAACTACTACATCGTCATAAATGATAAGATCAAAATGTCGTCCAGTAGGCTGACCATCCACAAGTCCGTGGGCCTCAATAGTTTGTTCCTTCGGGTTAGCAAATCTCCTAACACATATCCCTTCATTCTCAGCCCATTTGGGAGCCTGAAGTCTAGGTTTCTCCCATAGGATATCAGGATAAAGTTGTTTAAGCTTTTCATTGGAATCAAATTCCTGCATTATCTGGCGTAAAAATGGTTTTGCCTGTCTAGCGGAATACGATAACAACCCTATCGTTATATCTGGGTTACATAAAATTTCCTGAACAGTACCTAAAAACGTAATAATTGAACTCTTATAATGAAATCGCGCCCATAAATCTAAATGACTATCTGGAGCAGCCTCTACCTCTCTGCATCTTTCATAAATCCACGGATGAACCATATCATGGCGGTTACACAAAAAGACCCCAAGGTAATAACGATCCAACTGACCCAAAGTCCTAATGAAAGAATCGTCAATATTAGGATCATCATGACAATCAGCATATGCCAACAAAACAAGTTCAAAGGGCGCAGTGTGCGCCCATTCAGCAAATTTTTGTGCAGCATCGGCATTATTATTCTTATGTTTGACGCTATCTGCTATAACAGGCAACACACTAGCACCCTACTTCTTTTTATATCCAGAGGCATAGGCTGCACGAGCCTGTCTTTCAGCGCCCTGTCTAGATTTATAGACCTTTCCTTTATTACCCCACTTGTAACCACCTTTAACTTTCTTTATAGGCATGTTATGTCCAAGTTAATTCCTGTGTCTGCATAGTAGGATGATTTGCAATCCAATTTGCAGTTTGCTCTTCATCTTCAGCAGGTCTAGCTGTTCCTTCTAATATCCATGTTGGGACTGTTAACGGTAAATCTTTTCCTGCTGCATCATACTCTATTAGAAGCCTTAAGTAATCAGGATATCTTGCAGCATTAAAAAGAACGCTATTGGGCAATGAAGCAGCCCATGTATAAGTGGAACGAATTATATCAACTGGATTATCCCCGCGAGTATCGTCTCCAGATATACGAGTTGGTTCTACCCTATCAGAATCGGCGTATGCAGCACCTTGCTGTTGGGAACGATACCAATCATTCACTCTCTTCTCCACAGCTGCCCACTGTGCAGGAGTAATATCCTCATATCTTGAGTTTTTTCCGAGTATATCAGTAAGATCAGGATACCCAGTTGAAACCGTAACTTCTTCTACTGGCGCTCCAGCAGTCCCCGGCATTGGAACTCCATTGGAATCTAGTCCAGTCTCTGGATCAAAAAGCGCTGAGTATTCTTTCCAGTCAGCAGAAGAATGCTTGCCTGTCTTAACTCCGTTAATTTCATGAGTTAGTTCAATACCACGGGCAACCATATCCTTATTAATAGCATCAATCCATCCCGCATGACTTCCATCAATCGTAGACAAGACGCTCGAAACTCCCGCCATAGTAGCGAAAGTCTTTTGATTGGGATACATCTGATTATGGGTTTCAACAGTAACTGTTTGTCCTGAATATTTAGGAGCAATATCTTGTATAGGTGGTGCAACTGCGCCCCCCGATATAACAGCTTGATCAACAGGCGTTCCTTCAAAAGAAGTTACACCCGGAATATCCGCCCCAGCTTGCGATGCTAAATATGCTTGGTTTGGAGTTCCCATAGCAGTGCTATGAGGGCTGCGAACTACATCATATCCAGCATCATGACGCAACACCCCCGGAACATCAGGGCCACCAGCCCCCATTGCTGAACCACCTAGATTAGTAATTCCTGCATATAACCGCTCCATAGAACTTTTAGGAACGGGTTCGTTTACTCTACCAGCCCTATAATCATATGACCCAAGTGGCGCTTCATGCAAATCCGATGGACCACCACCCATTTGACTTTGAATATTTCTATTTCTTAAACTTCCCGGCACAGTAGTATCAACCCTATTTATCTCCTCAAGCTGTCTTATCTGCTCGTCAGTCATTATACTTTCCGGATCAAATGATCCTTGAGGAACTCTTGCAGCAAATTGAGCGCCCGGTTGTACAACATTTCTAATATCCTGTGGACCACCGCCCATTGTTGGGTCTCCTGCAACCATAGCTTGCAATGAAGCTGCTTGATCCTGCAAGGCGTCTATCTTCGCCACTAATCCCTGTTCAGGACTTTTTGCAGACATTCCTCTGTCAAAGTCTGAAAGAAAGGTGGCAACCTCTTCACCCGGCGATACTTCTTCAGCAACTTCTTCCTCTCCCATTAAATCAATTAAATCAGAAGGGCCACCACCCATCGCTGGACCTCCGCCAACTGACTCTATAGCAACTTGCATAGCTTGTAGAGAGGGTTTATCTCCCAAATTAGTAACATCTGGAGAAACTCCGCCGGGAGTTCCATAAATAGATTGAGGCATCGTATCGGTTGATGGCCCACCGCCCATTGGGGTTCGTTGATTCCCTCTCGGATCAATTCTTTCGATAAAGGTTTCTAATCCGGGGCCAACATCAGCACCAGTTACTGTGTCACCGATTAAAGCTGACCCTTCTGCGCCTATATTGCCGGGACCAACACCCATTCCCGATTGACTCACATCCTGACCCTGATAAGCACCAGTAAGGGATCGTCCATCTACAGTGAAATCTCCTAATGCCTCACTTCGTATTGAAGGATCAGAACCTAATCCCTGTGACGCTACATCAGCAGCTTGATCTAAGACATCAGCCATTCCTGAAATGGCGGAAACTGTATCTTGTTCGTCAGCATATGGCATAATTAAATCCTCTGGTGGAGGCGGGGGGAATCAAACCCCCGTCCAGAAAGTGAATTAACCTTGGTTCCTGTCGAAATCATTGCGCCCCCTAGTGAATGCTCTTTTCCATTTCTTTTATACCCATGTTAATAGCCTTTTCAAGAATAGCATCCACATTAACTTTCTTCTTAACTTCAACAGTTCCTTTATGTTCAACTTCCCTCTTCTCTTCCTTCCTGCTATGAGAAGAAGTCCACCCAAAACGGTTAACCATGTTCATTAACCAAAGACCGTGATTAAAACCTCGTGTATCTAGATTCTCTCTACCCTGACGAATCCACCAAGCCTCAGCAGCTTCCTTACCAATCTCAACAACTTCTCTAAAGTTCTGCTTATCTTTGCCTGTGCTATTTACCCATCTATTAAATGTAGAGCGATGTATTCCCATTAATCTAGAGGCTTCGACTATAGTTCCACCCTGATCAAATAAACCTTCGACTCGACGACTCATTATGTCAGTCCAGATAGTTTCAAACTTACTTTTTTTTGCCACGTTTTCTCCTTGGTGTGCTATCTTTTTTCCCTTTAGGTCTACCGGGGCTTTTGTTTCTATTACTGGCTCTACTAACTATAGTTAAATTACTTCGAGAATTGTTTCTTGGATTTCCATCTTTATGATGAACATCCTTCCCATCTCCCTTCTTCTTTGCCCCAGACCTAATTAATCTTCGTCTAGCGGTATTACGAGCAGCCCTATTCTTTTTCTGTTCCGGCTTGGAACCATAGCGCTCATATTCTAACTTAATGCTACGAGCCATTTTTCTTTTTGAACTGAATTGGACCGGGCATTAACCATGAAAAAACCATGGGAACTATTACTATCAAAATTAAAGCCCAACCACCCATTTCTATTAGTTGGCCCAATAGGGTCCAAAAATTGGCAGGGGCTTCTTGAACAACTGTATCAGCATTCACGTTAATAGGTTCTCCTTTAATCCGGGGTTCCGCAGTTAGAGCAGAGACAGTCGCAGCCGTCACTCCCCCTAGGACCGCTGGAGCAACAATCGCAGCCGGAACTAAGGCAGTCGTCGCACCTACAATAGCCGAGGTCGCTAATCCTGTCTTGATGTGCTGGCATCCTAATGTTACACAGCAGGTGGCGATGACCACCAACCAGTAGCCCAGCCTACGAGAGCCAATACTACGATGACTCCAAGAGCAATAAAAAACTTCTTTCTTCCAGCGCTTAAATCTTTCCATTTGTCCATGTTGTCTCCCTAAGAACAGATTTCATTTAATAGTAAACAGTTTGCTAACAATGCAGATCCTATGGATATTCCAAATATTATAACGATCATTAATAGAGCAAACCAACCATCACTCATACAGTAAAACTATTTCCACACCCACATGATTGTGAACCAGTAGGCGGTGTAAAGTGGAAGGTAGACCCAAATGGATCTTCTATCCAATCCATTGTAGCATCACCCAGCAACTCCAAAGAAGTAGCGTCAGAGAATATTGTCGAGGACAGCATCTGCGCGTCTGATGGGATCTCTGTTTCTGGCTTCAATTTTATTTGATATCCAGAACAACCTCCACCTTCTAAATAAACGCCTAAGAAACCTTCTCCATTCAAAGTCTGATCTACTTTGCATTGTGCAGCCTCAGTTATTGTCATTAATGTCCTGCACCTCCGCAACCTCCGCACATTCCTGTCCCACCTTGTCCCTTAAATACATCAGAGAATACAAAAGTTGGACTCATGCCGGAGGTATCGTAGTCTATTGTTGCCCCATCCATAAACTGATACGCAACGGGGTCTATTACAAGATAAGGTGTTATTTCTGTATCGCGTTCTAATATTTGATCTACAAAGGTTAGGTTATGCGCCATACCAGAACACCCAGTTCCATGTACAAATGGCCTAACTGCTGCCATACTATTTTCTATACACATAGATTCAATTTTATTTCGCGCTGACTCTGTTACAGTTATTGTCACTTCTTTCTTGCAACTTTTTTTGGAGCAGTTCCGATAAAGCCAAATGGTTTTCCACCAGCAGCTTTGCGAACTCCTTTAGAAACTTTCCTTCGACCTGCTGCAGACATTTTTTTACCAGCCTGTTTCCCTCTGGTCATACCAAGCCTTTCATTCAGCCTTGAGTTATAACCTTGCTTCTTCCTTCCCGGCATCATAATTCTCCTTTGGTTTTCTAGATTCTAGTTTTTTCTCAACAACACCTAAGAATATTTTAAAATTATTTCTATGATTGCTAATTATTTTTAAAGCTGTTTCAGGATCACAAAAACTTTTATAATGATCTAAAATAATTCTCTGTATTTTTGTCATTCATGATCCATAGACTTTAACTGCAAGTCTAATGACTTAATTCCGTCAGATACCTTGGACGTAAAAATAAAAGGTAACATTCCATGTGCCACAGCAATCAACGACAAAAGAAATAATCTCCCAGCCAAGGTTAGTGCGTACCATAGGTGCATACTCCAACTCATGTTAATATCTTTTAGATGTTTCATTAGTCGTATGGATTACCTTTCTGCTGCATGGGACTGGACTGCGCCATCCAATCAAATATCTTCTCATGCTGGGTCATTATCTCCCTGTCGACTTCTCGTAAAGATGAGATTTCTTTTCTTAATTCATCTATCTTAAACTCAAGAACATCTAATCCGGATATAGCTTTATCGTGTTCCTGTAATTCTTTGATAGCAGCCTCGTTATTATGGATAGCTATGCCACACTTCTGGGCTTCAGTCTCAAGGGCGGGGATAGCCAGACCTTGAATACCAGCAAGCCTTTCCACCTCACTGGATAGGTTACTTGCCCACCATATTCCAGCAGCACTTTGGACTATTAAAAATAGTAATACCGTTAGTACCCTACTGTCTATATTCATCCGCTTAACCACCTCGTAAATAGTGAGCCACCTAATCCACCCAGCCCCACTGTAGCGAGTACCACCCCGATTCCTATTCCACGGGTGCGCTCCAATTGCTGGTCTAATCTGTCCAACCTGTCATTCTGCTCTCGCACCATAGTCTCAAGGCTATCGACCTTCTGTATTAATTTTCCAATCTCAAGATCGCTAACCTCACTCATATTATGACTCCTCAAAGTCCTGTTGAACTTCCACTTCTGGTGGTGCCATGCCTTCTGGCCTTACAAATGTCTGTGCATTTAATCCGGAAAAGACTAAGCACGTTCTAGCTTCACTAATGTGCAAGACAGCGGCAGTTTGTGTATTAGGATTATACACAATAATTACTCCTGTAATAGGAGTTTCCTCAAAAGTCATGGAGATGTGGACTGCGTAGTCCGTTGTTAGCGCACCCATCATCGAGGACATATCGGGGGTGCATACTACTGGAAACGGGATCATCAACTTCCTTGCGTCTTTAGGAGGGCCAGCACTTACTTCATAAAGCATAAAGCAAAACATTGTAAGGGCTAGTCCAACTAGGAACTTCTTCATTTCCCCTTCTTAGCCTTTCCGCCATTAGATTGCTTTTGTTTAGGAGCTCCTCTTGTAGGAACCGCGCCGATTCTTTCTCCGCGCTTCATGCGGATTTTCTTATACTTCATCAGTAGCCTTTAGTCTTCTTCACCTTCTTTCCCTTCTTCTTGGCATACTTGGCTGCTGCCTTTTTTCCGGCTGCTGTATAAGCAAATTTCTTCTGTCCTACTTTAGGCATTCTTATTCTCCATTTACATAGATGCCCCAGTAAACCAAGGCGTTGAACTAATATTAAACCAGTTACTCGGATTTTGTTGAGATACTGGACCCGCTAAAACTAATCCAGCAGCTTCATTTAACCTGAGTCCAAGTTGCTTTCCTCTTCGCACCATTCTCTCTTCTTTTTGCTCTAGCGTTAAACTTTCATCATCATTGATATCTTTTAGTATAGGATGATCCCAAGCCCAACCGGGCATTGTTCCATTATTAGTCGCATAAATTCCAATATGCATGGCAACATGATCCCATTCATTTTTCTGTTTATCAAAAAGAACATCAAACAAATCTTGTCCCTGAAAGTCTATCTTTCCTTGCCATGATGGAGTATTAGCTGCTACCATCCTCATTCCAGCGTGGACGTATTCATGGTCTAAAATATCTTGTCCTGAACTTGCTGCTAATTTAATTAAGTCAGTGCGCGATTGAGCAGGAGACGCAATTCCCCAATATTGACCACCAACACCTTCAGGCAAGAAACTCTGTTTTAGAGTTTCGCCGGGCTTGTAAGGCAAACCAGTAGCTGGATTAGTCCCACCAGAAATTCCAGTTCTTACTAGGTCTATATTTCCAAATGTTTTCAGAGTACGGGGATCAATGTATGGATCGCCCGGTTTAGCAGGACTCAAACCGAGCCATGCCGCTTCTTCCGGACTAATACGAGATAACCAGTCATTATAAGAGTCTGCCGTTTCTGCATCAAAAAGACCCGGCTGCGCAACAATCTGCTCATCAAAATCAAATGGAGACCCCGATCCATAAGTGCTGCTACGAGCATAGGGGTTTACAGGGGCTGCTGCTGCTCCACCGAACGTTATCCCCTCGTTTCCATGAGTTACATGAACATCTTCTACTGGCGCTAAACCTTGGCTTATCAAGCCCTGTTGGTCTAAGGCTTTGAGCCGTTCGTCCCTAAACTTATCGGCAATTGCTTGTGAAACAGGATCGTCTGGTTGATATGATCCGCCATGAGGACTAGGCACTCTAAAAGATGGATAGTCTGCCTGAAGCTTATTAAAATAATTTTCAAAAAATTCTCCAGCATAAGGAACAACCTGAACTTGGGGTGTTCCCATAGGGCGCTGACTCACGAGTTTTCCAGCACCTAGAAAATTTGAAGCATATGGATTTATTCTAGCTCTTGCTTGCTTTGCATGACCAGATGATATAGCTGATGAGGATGATGCAGATGAGAGATTATCATTTAAATAGTATTCTACGTTCCCTATTTCCTCATTGATCTCCTCTTCATCCATTGTTCCAAATTTAGACATCCAAGCCCCACTGCTGAACTTGTCTTTCGGCCCCACCCCCATCAAGGTTCTTGTTGCTGCGTCCCAGTCCTTATAGGCTTGTGTGCCATAGGTTACACCCGCTGCCTTCATTGCAGCCTTTCTGTTGCGATATAACCCTTCAGATGTTGCTGCTTTTGCTGGATTTTTAGGATCGTACAGGAGGTCTTTAGCGGTTTTGCTAGTAATATAAGAATCAGCAGTGGATTGAGTAGTCGGTGAAACATTCAATACACTAATGTTATTTAACGAGGTCGAACCTGTTGGTGAACCTGTTAAGTCGCTGACCTGATTAGCATCCCATACATCGGCTGCATCTATCCCTTGTTCATTCGCTTGATCTATTGCAGCTATACCAGCTAATGCGTCTATAGAGGTGGTCATTAGAGATTTCCTCCCACGCCTAAAAACCCAACTGG